TCACGGTGTTGCCGTAAAGGTCTTGGTTCCACTATCGCCGGAGCTATTGCGAAGCTTGACAGCTTTAGCTCCAGCAGTTGTAACGTTAACGGTTGCTGAGACTTGTGTCTTGGCTCCGTTCACTGTTGACGTTTGCACCACACCAGCGAACACGATTTTGGTATCATCACTGATGTACTGTCCTGATGCTACGAGTGACACGTTTCCTACTGCACCAGTAGCCGGTGCGATAGAATTAAGAACAGGAATAGGCTTCGTCTGGCCTGGATCACCTCCAGACCAGTAGCTTTCATAGGGATCAGGTGGTGATCCATCAGCAGTTTTGTTGGTGACATTCGCACCATTCCGCGCAGCATCAATTTCCGCTTGCGTCGGTGTTGGCATGGCGTTAGGTCCCGGAGGGACCGGATCAGGATAAAGAGGAGGCATCAGAGTTGGATCTCCTCACACCATAGACCTTCCCAACGCACACGGAATTGACCATCGCGAGTGTTGGCTTCGAAGCCCGCTTTGCATGTCGCACTCGCGAGAGTGTATTGCTTGTTATTCGCAAGCTGAGCCACGACAGTGACATCAGTCTGCGCCTCCAGGTCTTCCAAGTTGATATCGGGGGTGGTTGAAATATCTCCCTCGATGTAAGGGACGCGAGGCAGTTCCTGATAGCCATGAACGCCATCCTGTCCTGCAATCATCGTCCGTTCAACCGCGCTCGGGCTCACTGTGAAGTTGCCCCTGAGTGCTAGTTGGTTCCCATCAACCATCAGGAACGCGATACCAGCAAATCTCTGTGCCATGTTCTATGCTCCAGTTCTATGTTTGCCGTTAGATGCCGAAGCCAATGGCGGGACGTGCAGTCACGCCGGTGAGACCGGATTGACCGATGATCTCGACATCGATGCCGCGGTCATACTGGAGTCGGAACTGTGCCAGCACCGCGAAAATGCGGAGTTGGTTGATGAGATCTGGCGGATAGAGCACGTTCAACCTGTTAGGATTGTTCGGGTCCCTTTCCACCAGCAAGTGCCGCTTGAAGTTGCGGGTATCTTCGACCAGACCATTGTATTCATCTTGCCGGTACTGCGCGATCAGTTCAGCTTTGGCAATGCCGGGAGTGATGATGGCCTGACCAGGACCGAAACGGGTCCCATCGTTAGCGAGCTTATGACGCGGGAACTTGGTAGTGATAGCATGACGCTGATTACGAATCAGCTTGGCAAGCGTGGCCAGAGTGGTGACGAGTTCGTAAGCATCGTCCCCGAAGCCATACAAGTTGAGCTGATAAGTGGTGGTTTCACGGGAGATCATTGGCGTCGTGCCAACGGGAGTTTTCTGGGTCGCAAGACCGGCACCTGCCAGACTGTTGAGTTCCAGAACATTGAACCTATCGTGCAGCGGTGCCGCGAGAACACTATTGAGCGACAGAGTTTGCAGAGGACGAGCAGGGTCGTTCGTCAACGCGCGTTGCGCCTTGGCAACATACGCCGCAGTCCACTCGTACACCGGTGTCGGGCTCGCCATTTCAACGGCCATGATAGAAATCACGCCGCTATTCCGCGTAGCACCAAAGGTCATCAGATCAGAATAGGTGCCACGTCTCGTGCAGAATACATGCCCGAATAGTTCACGCATCCATCCCCATCGGCCGGTATCCGCGAAACCGAATTCAGTTTCCCATGCCAGCAAGGAAGTGGAATCGGTATAAGGCAAGCAGACATACTCGAATTGCTGCTCACCCATGTTCATGATTGCAGTGTCGAAGTCAGGAACACCAGTGCCGCCAGTAAGGAAGCCAGTCGCCGGCAGTGTCAGCACTAGCCCGAGCGGCAGTTCTTCACCACCGATCGTGCCGTAATAATTCAAGCTGACACCAATATCATTGCCCGTGATGCCTTTCCATTTGGCGGTGAGCGTCACGGTATCGGTGGTCGTGCCTATTTCGGCAAGAACAGGTAGATCTTCCTCTTCTTCAATAGCAGCAACGATAGCCGCTGCTACTTCATCCTTCGTATCGCTGGCACCAATGTTGACCGAGATGTGCTGGCCACCAATATACAGGTGGATTGAGCCAGCCTCGGTTTGCTGATTGGTGACAACAATATCACCTGTCGCTTCAACAGCACCGACAGGTTCCGCAACACCGAGGCCCCAGACTTCATTCGCGAAATTGTTCGCGAAGAAAGCCTTGAACATGCGCGACATTTCGGAACCGATGCCATAGTGCTCATCGGCTTGTGCTTGCGTACCAACGGCAATCGGCACGTCGGGGACGGCAGTACCGTCGGCATTCATTGTTCCAACAATCAGCGCGGGTTGCCTGATGGTTGGAAGTCCGGCCATAGATGGATCCACCTCAACCCAATAGAGCGGGATGCGTAGATTCGCCGGAATGTTACTAAACGAAATCGGCATAGGTTTCTCCTTCTAGCCGGACCACATAGAGATCAGAAAACTTTTGTCTGACCTGATTGCTGTGGCTCTTGTGAAGCCGCAGGTTCTTGTTGAGTTACGCCTGTCTTTGCTGGCTGAGATTTATCCTTAACCGCGGATGATCTCGGTGTGGCTTGTACTGCTTCACCTTGTTCACCACCAGCAGGTTCTCTACTTTCCGCAATCCTAATTGCACCTTCGCGAATACGTCGCTTGGTGAATTGATCAAGCGGCCATTCCAAAGAGCCAGTCTCACGGAAAGCTGTATTGTTCGAAGGATGGCGAAGCACCTTGCGATACTCTTCCTTCGTTGGCTCAACACGAACACGCTGAGCAGCACTCATATTCTTCACTTGCTTTACTCGCTCCATGCGAGCAGCCTTGTTGGCCTTTAGTCTTTCTTGAACGTCCATTGGAATCTCCTTCATGGTTCCGGCGTAAAGTCGTACTCACTGATGATACGCTGGACTTCATCAGCCGCTGGGACTGTGCCATCGTGTTTCATAGGCACGGTTTCGACATGGATATGTAGCAGATCATCAGTGATAACGGGTGGCCAATTCGTCCTGAAAACACATGAGACATCGTACTGCATCTCTGCCCATGGTAGTTCATTCGTGAATGTACTGTTCCCCCACACGTGTCGCCGTGCTCCTCGCGAAATTCCTTCCACTCTAACATTATCTGGATTCTGAAATGCGGATGGATGCCCGTAAGACATCGTGTCCAGCATATTCATGATGTATTGATCTGGCCACAAGCGCCCCATGATAGCTTGAAAAGCTTCATCCAATTTAACTTCGGTTACGACTGGATCATTGTTCTGGATCATAACCGAAAATGCAAGTCGTAACGTATGGTAGAATCTGACTTCACCAGCATTAAGATCACCATCAGGTGTCATCTGTTCATCTAGAATATAGACACCGAGATACGGCAGGTTCTCTGGCTGCACTTGGAATTGCTTACACTTGCGTTTGACGAATGTTGCGAAATACGGAACATCAGCCACTGCCGCGAAAAAGATATCGCGGATCGTTAACGCATAACTCTGCACGCGCTCTGTCATGGTTTCGCTGTCACTAGTTTGCGGATCACTAGGGTTGTCTCACCACCCCCATTAGTATCGGCATCCATAATTTCAAAATCGCCTAACGGAACACCATTGCAATCAACGGGAATATTGATATGATCACCTTGAATTGGGAGAATGGTATATTCAAGTTCACGTATGTCGAAGATGCTTTGCTGATCTGAGAATATTGAACCATCCATGCCTACGATATCCACAGGTCGTGTCGTGTAGATACCGCGTGCAGTATAAGCGGCACCAGTAGGATCAGATTTCAGTGGTGTGATAGTGCAACCAACTGAAAACATGTCCTGCGTCCGTAGATAAACCTCCTTTGAGAATTCTATCGCCATGTTAGTTTGTTCTCCAGCATGTCCGACATTCTGATGCACAGTCTTTGGAACAACACCGGCCGGAGAATCGGCCTGTTACGTTGCGTGACCCTTCGTTTCTTGCCTTCCACTTTCTGCAATTTGTACGAACCTTTGCGTTCACGAATATAAGTCGTAACAGTTTTTTCAGTTTGCTGATCAATACGTGGTTGTCGCCTATTCAAATCTTCGGCTTGCCAGTTTAGAAATTCAGTAGGCATCTCTTGTTTTCTAGCATCTTCCAACTTGCGGATCATTCCAGTAACCGCTTGCTGAAATGGTGAAATGTCGAAATCGATTTTCATACATAGATCCGTATATAGCTGGTGAGCAAACCTTTGACTTGATTTGCTGCCGTGCTACTGACACCGCTGCTACTGGATCCACTGGACTTGCTAGGTGGATGGAACATGATACGTGATTCTTTATGTGCAATCATTCGCACGCCAGAGACCGATTCTGCTGCGGCCTCGCTGCGACCTGAGCGTACCAACAAGCCAGTCGCTTGTTTCAATGCATCTGGTGCTTCGTCTGGCAAATCATAGCCACCAGAATATATGACTACGATATCAGCATCGACAGCGCTCCATATTGTTAGCTTGCCAGAAGCTTCTTCAAGTTCCCATTCTTCTGGAAGCAAATCATAACCACCAATGGTCACACTTTCAATATCTGCTTCTAACACTGGCCAATGAGTTAGGAAAATTCTGCTTGATCCATCAGGGCAACAAATCCGCGCCATGCAACGCCACGTTTCACGTACCCTCTCGTATCCAAAAGTCCTGTTGCACAACTCGGCAATAGTCGCCGAGTTATAGCTGATCAGCAATTTCAACTGTTCATCGCTAGAAGTATCAGCGGCAGAAATACCAAGGTAGATCTTCGCTTCCTCAAGCGAAATCAAATCATGGCTAGTTGCCGGATCCAAAACCTTAACAGTGATATCAGCCATTTTCCACCACTGATGTTAGCTTGGCATTTCGTCTGCGTTCCAGCGCGAGTAATTGCAGCAAGCACCGACGCGAGGCCGCGGAGGAGGTCGTTGGCAACTGCGTCGGTGCTCGCTGTTCACAGAGCGCTGCGGTCTCCATCACGGAAGTCCGCAACTCCGTAATGCGCGCGCTCTGCAAAATGTATCTAGCTTTGGCTTTCATGTTGAAACTGCTCGAATAGGATGCGAAGCCCGAGCGGTGGTCCTTTCTCCCCATCAGACATGATAGGCACCGCCATGTACGAACCACGATCAATGTCCCAAGCGATGATAGTTGTTCCAGCTTCTCCACGAACTCCTTTATCACCTTTCAAGCCACGTTCACCACGTTGTCCAGGTTCGCCTTGCTTGCCAGTCTTTCCTTGACTAGTCAGCAACTGCCAGCCATCGCCGGGACACGGACCAGGATTGTCTAGCTTTGCGATAAACGATCCACCATTCAACGCGACAATGTCTAAGTGACGATACGCCGTGTCAGAGTGATATGTGCCACAGACGTTTGGTGAAATACCATCGCGACCAGACAATGCCAAGCACAGCCAATCCTTATGACCGGGAACCGTCCCTGTATCCTTGGTCGCTTGCCAGAGCGCACCTTCGTGGATTACTACTTCGCATTTATAGTGGACTTCGTCCTGCCGCCATAACTTTACCTGAGGCAAGAAACCGGGAGGACCCTGTGGACCTGGATCTCCCTTTAAGCCAGATTCTCCACGCTCTCCCCGTTCGCCCGTAATACCTTGGTCTCCTTTTTCGCCTTTGGCACCGGATAGACCGGGAGATCCTTGGGGTCCAGTGTCTCCTTGTTTACCTTGTTCTCCCGGCGTTCCTCTTTCACCTTGCTTGCCAGCCTCTCCAGTTTTTCCAATGGGTCCTTCGGGTCCTGGCTCACCGCGTTCTCCTTTTTCCCCTTGCTTGCCAATAAGTCCTGGCTCGCCTTGTGGTCCTTGTTCACCACGTTCGCCATTGGCACCGTCCTTACCAGCTAATCCTTGTGGACCTGAATCACCTTTTTCTCCAGTATCTCCCTTATCGCCCTTTTCTCCCTTATCCCCTTTATCACCTTTGTCGCCGGGCAATCCCTTTTCACCAATAGGACCAATAAGTCCTTGTTCACCACGATCTCCCTTTTCCCCTTGTAAACCGCGCTCTCCGCAATCTCCCTTTTCCCCTTTAATACTTAATCCCGGTTCACCATCATTTCCTGGAATACCTTGAATACCTTGATCACCTTTCTCACCTTTCTCACCTTGAAGTCCTCTTTCACCTTGCTCGCCCGGCTTTCCATCTTGCACGAGTGCAAGGCGTTCGGTGATTTGAGCACAAGCTTCCAGCAATCTTTGATGAGCAAGTTTATCAAACTTCTCAAAGCGTTCGATGATATTGGCGCGCAGTTCCGCAATCGCAACTTGCGCTTGCGTTTCCATCAATTCTTTTTCACGCCTCCACTCTCGGCGATGCTCGGAAATAACTTGACCGAGCGCTTCGCTAAGAGCTTCAGGCAATAAGTCGTCGGTCATGCTTGGCCGCTGAATTAAGCAACTGTCTTCGGACATTGCTCACACTCTCTTTAGGGGCGGGTTGTGGCGCGGCTGGAGGCGGCGACGGAGGGCTTGGAGCCGGAGGAGTTTCACCAGCAGGTTTCGCTCCTGCTTTTGGAATCTGAGACGCTGCACTCAATGGAACTACTTGCTGTTGAACGCGAGGTTCGTCACCAAACTCAACGTCATCATAGCCTTCTTGATTGCGTGCTTCATTAGGTGAAAGAATTCCACCAATCACAGCCTTGGACAAACCTTCGATACGATCTTTGTACGCCGACCGCAGTAACGAGCTAGTGCTGAATTCTACATATTCGTCAGGTTGTCCCCATAGATTAAACGTGACACCGAAAGCTTCTTCGATATGGTTCAGGGCAAAGCCTAATCCAGTGGCGACCCAAGACTGCATCATCTGTTCAGTAGAAGAGGATCCGCCAGTAGTAACGCCTAGAATTTGAAGTGGTACACGGAACGCCATTGCGATGCGATCATTGGTCAACTTCAACACATCAGCAATCTGCGCATCCTTTCCACCAGTGGACCAAGGCTGCACCTTCAAGCCGCGCGTCAGGATTGGCGTGCCACCGGCTCCGCAATCAATCCCTTTCACCATGTCATTCCAGCGGTCGCGCAATGCTTGGACTTGCGCTGCGTCCAAGTCAAGTTCAGTAGTTAACACGGCCGAAGGCCGCGCTTGATTTAGATAGAAATTGATTTGTTGCTGAAGGATAGCATCACCGGCGGTGATGTCACCCATGGCTGCGACTAGTGGTGATTCACCGCGCAACGGGAAAGGTTTCTTCCGCTCACCGCAATGCAATCGCACATGGAGCACGTCACGTTGCGGCACAAGAATATGCGATTCGCCGAATTGCTTTTCAATGATTTCATTGCCAGCGAGCTGATAGAAGATGTCACCAGTCTGTGCAATTTTGGGAGTAGATTTGCGCGACTCCATAATATGAAGTTCGCTGATTTCAAATCTGTCATTGCGGAACGCCAACGCATAGGCATTCCCATCCAGATACAACTGTCGTGTCAAGTTCAACATGAAATCAGCCATCGATTGATAGCTGTTAGGATGGCGCAATATTCTAGACAGTGCAGAAGTTTCTACTCGCTTGCGTCCTCCCTTGCTAGTCGTGACCCAATGATCACCCGGACACATTGCCACCGTCTGCGCGTAGGCGGACACACAAGCTTCCACCATCGCAGAGTGGGATGACAATCCCTCTACGTTGTATCCCATCTGCCACCAGTTCCAGAACTGTCCGGCCTGAGCAGATAAGATCCCACCTGTTACCGGCAGATGGTACGGTCCAGGGCGATACTCTCCCTCGGTGGCTTTCGCCACCAAGGGAGCGAGCACCCTATTGATGAGTGCTTTACCGATCATTTGTTTTCGGTCGATCCTGAACGGGACTGTGGTGTTTGCTGGCGACCAGTAGATTGCTGATCGCGTGTGTTATATCCTGTTGGAGGTGATGCAGGTTTGGATTCTTTTGTTTTTGAACTTGTGGCATCTGCCCGTTTCTTGGCATCCTCTTTCGATTCGCCGGGCCTACGCTCAGGGCCCGAACCATCATCTTCCTTTTCCATCACGTTCTGTCCTGATTTAGCAAGATCGTTCTCTTCCTGCGTCGGTGTCGGTTGAGCACCTTGCCTCTCTTCCGCATCTGCCACCATTTTCTCTTTTGCAGCAGCACCTTCTTCCACCACTCTCTTGGCGTTATCCTCGGCTGGATTAGCCATCGTTATCTCCTCAGTGTTGATTGTCTAGGAGCAGGAGTTCCTGCTTCTTCGGAAGGAGGAATACTAGTTGGATCTTCTGGACTGCCATCGGGTTCCTTTTCCATAACGTGCATCCCCATGGCAGCCAGATCACATTCCTCCTGAGTCGGGGTAGGTTTCCAAGTTTCCATTACGGTCACCTCTCAATTCCCCTTCCCTAGGATAGTAAGGCTGGATGTGCCTTACCAAGTCACGCCAGCAACCCACGCGACGGTGCCTGCACGACGAAGCGTCCAGTTGATCGGTAGGATGAGGCGAAGTGCCAAACTGTCAGTCTGCCACAACGAACGTGTCGGAGAAGCAACGACGCCAGACCCTTGAGCGCCGGTAACGATTGGCAGTGGAGTGGTGTCTTCCATGTGGAGGGTAGCCTGATCCGAAATCTCGAACCGAGGCGCTTCACCACCGACGCTGACGAAGTCCGCTGCATCAACCGCAATGACGGTGCCCATGGGCACGGTACCGGAGTCGATGATCGGATATCCCATCAGCGTGCCGCGTGCGATCTCGTCCTTGAACGGGAAGTCGCCAGCATTCGGCGGAGTCGTAAGACCAGCCGACATCACTTGCTGCGGGTTCATCAACCAAGCAAGAGCACGAACGTGTCCTTGCGTGGAAGTCATAATTGCGCCGGCGAGTTGCTTGATATCACCGACGAGCGCGTTGAAGCCACCACCAGCAGTCGGGGTCAGACCAGCAACACCATTCAGCAGTCCGGGCGGACGCACGACAGTAGCGGCACCCGCGTCGAGAAGCACACTGTCAAGCGAGACAGCGGTATCTTCCTGAATGGCACTACGGAGCAGACCTTCGATGGCAGGAATTGAACTTTCGTCCATTTCCTTGGTCCAGGTAGTGATGACGGCCATTTTCTTGGGCGTCAAGAGTTGTGCAGTGAACGCACCCTGACGGACAGGAATCGGCGCGCCTTCACCAACGAACGAGCCGGCGATGGTGGGAGTGCGCGAACGTGTCGGGATGGAGATGCGGCCAGCACGACCAAACGATAACGACAAGCCAAGATTGGCGAGCCGCGGATACACTGACTTCGGCATCAGCGTTTCCATCATATCGGCATTGATCTGGGTAACAAGTTCAGCCGCCCAACCCACGACCGTGGTCATCGCTGGAGCACTCGCCGCCTTGGCGCAATACTCAATGAATACTTTGGTCGCTTCGTCATCCGGGTAAATCATCTGCCGGATGTCTTCCTCGTTTTTCTTCATCTTGTGCGAAAGCATGGAAATCGTGCCAGCACGGACGAGGATCTCGAGGGAATCGATTTTCTTGGGCGTGAAGCCAAACGGCCGATTGCCGCTCTTGATCACGTTCGGCGCGGACACATCCTTGCCGTTGCCATTGATAACGGCCACCGATTTCGCAACGTGCTTCTCGGCCTCGAGCAGAGAATCAAGTTGCTTCTGCCGCTGCGCGATCTGCGCATTGAGCTCGGTGGTGGTCTCAAGTTGCGCGTCACTGACATTGTCGTCGCTAACGCTTTCGAGATGTTTCATCAGGTTGTCTTTGAGAACCTTCAACCCATTCTGCGCATCCTCGATGCGCTTTGTCAACGGGGTCATATTCATTGTCCTAACTTGAGTAGTCCTGGCGTGCCCGCCGTGACCGGATCGACGCACCGTATGATCTTTTCTGCCTTGCTCGGCAAAGACCAGACGCTGTGTTTCCTCGGAGATATCAAGACCTTTAGCAACGGCGAGCGCATTGGGATTTGCAGGAATGCTCACCAGCGAAGTCTCGACCAATTCGTTTTCTAGATACTTCGTGCCTTTCCATGGATCTTCTGCGTCCAGTGCTTCATACTTCATAGGCTTGAAGCCAACGGACACAGCCTTCAAGATGCCAGCCTTTACGAGTCGACGAAGTTCGTCGATACGTTCGGATGTTCCTTCCGGTGCCAGCGTAAGATTTCCCTTCAGTGCCTTACCTTCAACACGAAGGTTCTTCCAAGTTCCAATCGGGAAGCTGGTATTGTGACCAAACAACGCGATTGGGTTTTTCTTGAAGTTCGCAAGCTTCCAACCATCGGCGATAATGATATCACCGTACCGGTCAGGTGTTTCATCGGATAGTACGAATTCCAAATCACCGCTATTGACAAGCTCTTTCACCGTCATCTTATGCATGACAGGAGGGCTAGATTCTTCTGCGTATGCGGAATACACGTCTTCGCATACTTCTCCTGCAGCGGCTTCAAAAGAAGCAGCATCCTCATCGCTAATATCATCACCATAAAGAGCGATTAAATCATTAGTGCATCTATCCACATAATCTTCACGTGATTCACCATCTTCTACATCAGGACATTCGTCTTCACTTGGATCTTCAAAAGCTTTTGGTTTTGTCAAGGCTTTGATTCGCTTACGATAATCGCTTTCACTTTCGCCTTTGCGTTGTTTCGGCATAGCTAGGTTCCTTCAGCTTAGGCAGCGATATCGCAGCCGGAGGTTTAACTTTAGGACGTCCGCCTATTCCATACTTCATATTCGCCATTGACTGAGCTCGGCGCAACATCGTGATGGTGGTTGGGCTGATTTGCTTTGGCATCTTTCAAGCTCTTCAATTTTTCAAGGTGCAACAGTTTCAAGAACTTACGAGTGGCTCTCTCCAAAGCACAGTATTCACCAAACGACATTTGGTCTTCATATTCAAATTCACGAACACGAAGATGACGAGGCACAAGTAGCGAATCAGTAGATATCATGTTGCCCCCTCAATAGTTATTAGCGGTGAGCAGCGACCACGATTACAGCAGGCACCCCACGTGACGGGTCCTCCGGTTTGACAGCGCGAGTGTCAGCACACAACCGGGAGGTTGGATCACTCGCTTCCGGGACACCCCGACGCGCGACGGAGATCGAGGTGTGCAAGGAACGTTGACTGTCGCCTGTTTCCCGGCTGCTCACCACTGATAACTATCCTATCAAAGCATTGATGTCGATCGGCTTGGTCAGCGGCATAGGTGCTACACCAATCGCCATGGCCAATGCAACCATTCCGTCGATACGACCGGAACTACGGGCTTTACTGAGCTTCCGATTGGCCCCATCCTTTCCTTCTACCACCGAATTTGTAGCACACATGCCCAAAACTGGATGACCAGCATGAGCGATCTTTCCATCCAATAGCAGGCTCTCCAAGTCGCGCAATGCCGGCGACATAGATTGAGTTCCTTGGCCAAAATCTACGAAGCGTTCCTCGATTACATCTTCGGTAAAGCCGACCTTCAGAAGCCACGGACGAAGGTGCCGCATATTCCATCTATCGAATGCGAGCTTCGCAATCTTGTGTTCCGAAAACACGTTACGTAGATGTGCTGCAACAAACTCGTAGGAGATAGATCTACCGGGAGTAGTCCGCAAGAAACCTTGATCGCGCCATAGGTCGTATGGAATACGATCAGTGCGCGCTTTGTTCTCTAGGCCCAGAGAGGGCAACCAGAAGGTGGGATGCACATGCCAAGTGCCGTTATGATTTCCAATAAGGACGAGCGCCGTAAGATCGCGAACTTCTGAAAGATCAAGACCACCATAGACCACCAATCCTTGCAGAGATTTGACTGGAGTTCCACATGCTTTCCATACGCTCGTTGCAACAAACGGACTGAGCGCTTCGACACGTTGATTGAGAACCAGATTGCGGTACTCTGGTTCACGGGCTGGCATACGTTTCGCGTCCTGTGCCATGGCCAGGACTTCTTTTGGATTTAGGAATTCGCCGAATGCTGGATTTGCTAACTTGATTGTTTCCTCAGAGAATGGATCCATATCATCTGGTGCAGTATATAGACTGCAAATCACGCGCGGGTCTTCACCACCTATTGCGTCATCGATTAGAATACTGAGTAGATCGCTTGGCGTCGGCGCTTGCGTGCTAATCACAACCGACAACGGTTCCTCTTGCGCGCCAGTCGCAGTTTCCAATGCTTCATACATCGGGCTCCGTGGACCGCGCACCTGCCCGAGCTCGTCATGCACAACGAACACTGGAGACAGACCGTATGCAGTGGACGCCTCCGCGCTTAGAGCTCGATATCGTGTACCCCATGCACGACACAGGAGTTCCTTGGTACCATCTTTGATTTGAATTTGATGTCGGAGCACAGGAGACATCCGAACAATCTGAGCGGCAAGTCTAAATATGATAGCGGCCTGCTCACGCGATTGTGCGGAAGAATACATACTGGAGTTAGCGCGGACAGCAGGACCGCACAGATGCAGCAGAAGTAGAAAAGCTGAGAATGCAGTCTTGCCATTCTTACGACCGAAGCTAAGGATCGCGCGCCGTGTGCCATGCGGGTTATCGTAGATCCTGCAGATTTCACGCTTCTGCCAAGTTGTCAGCTTGACCGCGCGTCCAGTCCACTTTCCTTCTGGCACATATAGAGTGCCTTCGATCCATTCGATGACATCACGACCAGTCAGCTTACGATCAAGCGCGGTCGTGCTATGACCTTGGTGTTGAGTCTCGTGAACTTGAGGCAAAGCTCTCTCCAAACTTGTTTGGATCATCATCTGTTTCGTCGAATTCAGTCCTGAACGTTTGCTTCTCGTCGAAGTCGCCATCCCTTACCGGCAACTCCCAAGGCTTTCGATCAACACCAAACCGACCCATGCGCGCGGCTCGCTTGGCCGCAGGATCGTAGATCGCAGGTTGCGCGATCTTCAATCGCACGCTTAGATGCGTGATCATTTTCGTTTCCATCATGTGCAGTATAGTCAACTGCTTCATGACTGCTACGTCTTCTTTACCCAGAGCTCCCTTCTTGGCCGTCACCTTTTTCAACTGATCGTAGAAGTATTTGCTCTGGCAAATATGACGACAGAGTTCAACTAGAATGTGCCACGTCTCCGGCGGAAACCAATCCGCTGGCATATTCATCGTTATGTTGTACCATTGAGCAGCTTCGTCTGGGCTTAGATCTTTCGGTGGAGGAGGAGGCTTCTGTCTCACTAGACTCGCTGCGGCGGCGAGTATGACATCTTGTCCTTTAGCCATTCTAGAACCTCACTACCTTGTGCTACCCTTAGCGGCATGGTAAAATGCTCTCGCATTTTACTGCACGCCACTTAACCCCCCCCCGCTGTTTGAACCGTGAATAGGAGTTACCAATGTCGAAGGAACTTGTTCCTGTGAGTAAGACGACGATGACCACGAGGGAAACTCTGAACTCTGATACTATGAGATTCCTAAGTGATCGTGACCTTGCCAAGCTATACCAGATTTTTGTGGTTTGGAAAACCGACCCCAAGAAAATAGTTGATCTGGTAGAAGCAGAAGCTAAACGCCGTCACCTAACACCGAGCTGGATCCGTATCATGACGCGGTTCTGGCCATAGGAGTTGCACATGGCAGAAGAGATCAAGATAGATATCTTTGCCCCAATCGAAGAGCTGAGAGCTAATCTGCTCAAGCTCTTCGACTTGTTGGACAACACGGGCACCGGCGATGTTGACGATACGGTGCCTTACAACACACGGCAAGAAGTCAAGTTCGGCAGTGAAGAACAGGTACGCGGTATCGCCGCGTATCTAATTAGCCAGGAGGAGATACAATCATCATGTGTGCGTTGA